TAGTTGCCGTAGCCCTACAAGTCAAGCTGTAGTAGGCCGGATGTTGAAAAGATTGAGTTATCCACAATTGTTGGGTTGCGGCTACTTTTCTTGTTGACGTGTAGGGTAATCCCAACTAGGGTTAGCTCATCACCGCCGCAGATGACGCCGCCTCGTCGGCCCAACAGCGGAAAGGAAACCAGCCCCAGAACGCCAAAGGCGCGGCGGTGATGCTTCAAACAGGAGACGGCCATGTCCATCGAAGTCACCAGCGCCGAACTGATCCAGGCAAAGCGGGCTGTGCTGGTGATGAACGACATGACGAAGCTGGCTTTTTCGATGGCGTCGAAAACAATGCCACTAGAAGTCAAGAAAGACATTTTGGCTTTGACGAAGCTGCTCAGGAAACTGGATGCCGTGGCCAAGTAGGCGCGGCGGTGATGCTGAAACATCAGGAGGGACATTCACCCATGACAATTGAGCGCAAAGGTCGACCGGTTCTGGTGACGACGGAATTCCGAGGCGTGTTTTTCGGGTACGCGGAAAACACCAGCGGCGACACGATCACGCTGACCGCCGCACGCAACTGCATCTATTGGCCGAGCGGCAATGGCGGGTTCGGCGGACTGGCCAGTGAAGGCCCCGCGAAAGGTGCCCGTATCGGTGCGCGTGTCGATCGGATCGAGCTTCGCAAGATTACGGCTGTTGCCGAATGCACTCCCGCATCTGTCGAAGCGTGGGAGGCGGCCAATGTCTACCGCGGATAACAACGACGGCTCCGGCTCCGGCTACGGCTCCGGCGACGGCTCCGGCTACGGCGACGGCTACGGCTACGGCTCCGGCTACGGCTCCGGCGACGGCTCCGGCTACGGCGACGGCTACGGCTACGGCTCCGGCTACGGCGACGGCTCCGGCTACGGCGACGGCTACGGCGACGGGGGTAAGCAATGACCTACCAATGCGATTGGAGCCTAGAAATTCCCGTATGCGTTGGCGGTCAGGTCGTCACGTACTGCCCTGACGTTGACTGTGTGCTGGCTCTCGACGAGCGCGGCGACCTTCGCAAGGTTGGCTTCAAGCCTCGTGCTGGCAACGCCCTGGTATGGGTGTTCAGCGGTGAGATCTTCGATCTCGGCAATGAAGCTCTAGCCGGCAACAGATCGCACATCATGGAACTCTGCGAGATCCCAGGCGACGTTCGGTTTCCTCCGATCGATCGTCCAGAATACAGCGGCGCCGAATACGTGCCAGCGATGTCCATTTAGTTACTTCGCCCTCTAGGGGAGCGAAGGGGACCGGGCGCGCGAGCCTAAGTCGCGTATCGTTGCGGGGCGTTAAGCCCGGTCCATAATTCAATCAGTAACGGAGTTGAGAAATGGCGAGGACGTATAAAAAGCCAGCGACAGTAACCGCAGCATTGCGGGGCCAATTGGTCGAATACCGAGTTCGAGATCGAGAACTTCGACGGCGCTATACGCAAATTCGGTGGGAACTCAGATCGGTAAAAGCGAGGCTCAATGATCTACTCCATATTGCGTCGGTCGCTGGTGTTAGCGTTCCTGATCATTGCCGTGGTCAAGCTCCATCCAGTGACGCCAGAGCCAGTTGATCGAGGCCACCAGTGGGACTGTGAACTGTGGAGGTACTGCGAATGAAACGCATCGGCTTTCTGATCGCGCTTCTGATGATGGGTCTGCTGTTTGCCATCCTACACGCCACAGCGCCGACAGGTCCAAACGTCTACCGGAGTGCGGTGCGATGACATTGGTTCTGATGGTTTTCGTTTATCTCGCTGCGCTGGCATGGGCTGGGCGAATGATGGAGGCAAGCTGATGGCTTGGGGAACCGTGAAAGAACTGCTCGGCGGCGTTCAAGAAACTAGCCGAGACAACATCGTCAGTATGGAGCCTCGCGACCCGTGCGCACCGCCAGCGATCATCAACACGCTTTATCGCGAGATCATGCAGGACAACATCCGCATTGCGCAGATGGAGGCCAGTGTTGCGCAACTCGAGTTCATGCGGGCCGAAGCGGAAAAGCAAGCTCACGAAGCGATTGCCAAGGCCGAGCGCGAGATTGCGGCGGCAAAGCGGGTGAAGCTCGAAAAGCAAGAGCGCTGGATCATGATCACGCGCAACCTCGGTATCGACATTCAGGACGAAGCGGAGAGCGTGGAATGAGCGGTGAAATCAGCATTATTGAACCAAACAAGGTGGTTCCGTTGCGCGCTGGCGGACGTGTCGCGGCAATCGTTCCTCAGTCTGTCGAGGAAGTGTTTCGCATCGCCAAGGCCATCCACGCCAGCGGCCTTGCACCGAACGGCATGAAGTCGGTCGAGCAGATCACCGTCGCCATCATGCACGGCGCGGAAATCGGGTTGCCGCCGATGCAGGCAATCCAGCGCATTGCCGTCGTGAACGGCCGGCCGACGATCTGGGGTGATGCGCTGCCGGCGCTGTTGCTGGCGCGCGGCTTCAAGCTCGACGAGTTCATGGACGGCGCCGACGATGCCCGTGGCGCAACGTGCCGTGTGATCCGGCCGGATGGGACCAAGATCGAACGGCGCTTTACGGTTCACGATGCCAAGACGGCAGGACTGTGGGGCAAGGTCGGGCCGTGGAAGCAATACCCGGATCGCATGTTGCAAATGCGGGCGCGCGGCTATGCGGCTCGCGATGGTGCGGCTGACGTTCTGTCCGGCCTGTACGTGGCAGAGGAACTGCAAGACATCGACGTTACGCCGCGCCGCAAGTCGAGCGCTGAATGCAAGCGTGATGGCACGTCGGATCGGTTCAACCTCATCCGTGCGCAGATCGCAGAAGCGACGAGCACAAACGATCTCGACCGGATCGAGAGCGAGAACGAAGCCGAGATTGCGACGATGTACAGCCGTTGGGCTGAGATCATCAACGACGACCTATCTGGAAGGCGTGAAGACCTTGCGCGGCCTGCTGACAGTCAAGCGGCACTGCGCGAGATCGAGAAGGCTCTACAGCACGACGTGCCGGAAGCGGTGCATACGAACTTCGCCACGGTCATTATGGCCATGGATGAGGACAGCCGAGCGACGGCGCTGGAAATGATCGAGGCGGCGCGCGTGTGATGACAGTCACCGTCTTCGATCACTCATTCATCCGGTATTGGGCGCTCCGCGGCAAGACCTACGACGATATATCAAGACGGTTGGCGAAGCACGGCGGCACGCTGACACCGCATGAAGTCCTGATGATCCTACTGGAGATGAGCCATGAGCATCAGCGCGAGAGCACTAGGCGTAACGGATCACTGTCCGCATTGCGGCACAAGCCTTGAAGCTCCGAAGCGAGGCAAGCCGCGTTCGGTGCCGCAGCATCGGAGATACTTTGCGATGATCCGCGCAGCTCACTCTCACTGGCCGGAATCGCACCGCTTCAAGCCGATCAGTGACGACAGGTTACGCAAGTGGCTGCAATCCAAGGCCGGATATGCCGTCGTCAAGACCGTGGACGTTGGCACCATGACGCGAGACCAAGCCGTGCTCGCCATAGCCGCTGAACTGGCGAACGCAGATCCGGTGCATTTTACGTCGGCCACGGTCGATGCGTTCTATGTGATCGAGAGCAAGAGCATCGACTTCGATACGCTGCCGCACCTGTCCGCCTGCGCTCTGTTTGACGCCGTGGCCGACACCATTGAAGCAGAGACCGGATTGAAGGTCGCAGAGATCATGCCGCCGATCCGGGAGCGCAAGCCGTCGAAGGTCGCGACGTTTGCGCAGGTGCCGCTATGAAACGCAACAGCGAGAAGGCACGCCGGATCTGCGTCGACACTCACGCCTGGTTCAACCTCCTGAACCGAAAATGCATGTCGTGCCACGTCTGCGGCGAAACGATAGAGCTCCTGTCGACGAAGCCGCACGAGTGGCGGGCCGACCATATACGGCGCCACGCGGAAGGCGGGAAGGAAACGGCCGAGAACATTTGGCCCATATGCCTGGAATGCGACACTGGGACCGATGGCAAGGCTGCCGACGATACGAGAGCGGTTGCACACGGCAAGCGCATGGCGAACCGACACGACGGCGTGAAGATCAGGGGAAGGGGTTTCCGATGACCGACAGACCTATGACTGTCCGTCAGGTGGCCGAGCGGCTTCTGACCGTGGATGACATTCGGACCCGCTTGCCATTCAAGATCGCCCGCCGCACCTTCGCCGCGCGCCACCTGAGAGAGGGGCGGACGATGCTTGAGGTGCAGAAGCTAGGTGGCTGGAAATCGTACCGGATGGTGGCCGAGGTCTATGGGCACTTGGAGCGGTCTTGGCTGGACGATGCGATGCGGTCCACTGGTGCAGATCTGGTGCATGAGGGCTTTGCCGTCGCCACGTCTGTTCAGTGCGGCGTGAATGTCATCAGTCTACCAGCGCCCACGTGACGGCGACCGCTCCCAACAAGAAAACAAGAGCACCAATCGATATCGTTGACCAGTTTGCCAAGTGCGTTCCGAAAGACGATCCGCCGTCCGTCATCGCATGAAACCCGTAGGTTGCGACCGCGCCGCCAAAAGTTGACGCCGCCCATCCCACCAAGAAAACAAATCTCCAATCTCTCATCATGCGCAGTTCCTCCCTTATCTGACGACCCGTAGGCCGTTCGGATTAACTACAGCCGCGCGTTTTTTCGTCAGTTTGAGTTCAGACCATCCATCCGTCCCGCTCGGCTTGATCTCAATTCCCCATCCTTCAGCAGCAGCGGCTCGACGGTAAATTTCTTCGTTGATGGCGTGGACAGTCGTTTCAATCTCAGCCTCTCGACCCGACTTCATCCGCTCATAAATTCCGCCGACCTCAAACCCGTACACAAAAGCGTGTTCTGTCGTCTCGCCGTAGTTCAAGCCAGTGAAGCTCAACACAAGCCCCCAGCTTTGTTGCTCGGTGTCGTCCGTCATGGCCACGCTCCTTATTTCGCCTTCATCATTTCGCGCAACCTGCGCTTGGTCAGTCTTTGGTCTGCTCTGCGGTAGTTCACTCGGAACAATTTCAGGCGAAGCTCATCGCGTCGAAAGTCGGCAGGTAGATTGTAGTCGTCCCAGGTTGGCGCGTTGCGCATTGCGGTGCATTTGAAGTTGGCGCTCTTTCGTAGCTGCCACGGCTTAGTCAGACGCACGCCTGCCCTCCTATTGCGTTGCCTTGCCGTCGATATCGGCGACAGATTGGTTCGGGTCACGACATGCGAAAGCACGCAGTTTGGCCCGCGCCTCATCGCACGTCGCCGCAGGCATCTTCGGATCGGTCGCAATGGCCATGTAGAAATCGACAATCTTGCAACCGCGATCAAACTCTGCGCGCTCGTCAGCCGTCATCCGTTCAACGATGCGGCGCTGTGCTTCTTCAATCCACATGCTACGGCTCCTTTAGGTGACAATCGTTTCGACAAAACTGCTGTCCACAACCGACAACGGCCAATAGCCCGCATACCGAGCGCGCTGGAATGCATCAACCACGCCGACAGCCCACACGTCATAGTCCAACGGTGTGGCTGACGTTCCCTGCGAACAGCGCAGCCGATACCAGCGCATGACGGCTCCATTCATTTCTCTCCGGTCCACTCGACGCAGTTCTTATCTGCCACCTTTTCTTCCGCGCTCGGTTCCCATTGCAGCGAGCATCGACCACGTCGGGCGCGACACTCCAGCCTTTGCAGTCGCGTTGGCGGTTCGCCGTGTCCGGGATCGCAAGCGCAAACTGGTAACCGCTGGAATGGCAAGTTGCACTCAATCTCCATCGGCAGGCCCTCCTCAGTTCTTCGGTTTCCGTTTCGTCTTCTTGGTCTCGACATCCACAGCGCCGAGCGCACGCAACGCACGAATGCCGCCCTGGTCTGCAAAGTGCTTATGGATCAGGCTGGGGCTGATCTTGTTCGCCTTCGCTACAGCTTCCACGTCGCCGCCGTTGCGCAGTTCGATCTCGACTTGCGCCCACCGTGCTTCGTCGAGCTTCGGCGCGCGGCCAAGTATCTTCCCCTCGGCCTTAAGCTGCTGCATCCGCGTGCTGGTGCGCATCGAGATCATGTCGCGCTCTAGCTCGGCGAACACGCCGATCATGTGGAAAAACGCCTTGCCCATTGGGCTTGTCGTGTCGATTGGCTCGGTCAGGGACTTCAGGTTTGCGCCCACATCGCGGATCATTTCAGCGTGGCGGATAAGTTGCAGAAGGTTCCGGCCGAGCCGGTCCAGCTTCCACACCAGCAGGGTGTCCCCCTCGCGGAGATCGAGGAACGCCAGCGACAACGCCCGACGCTTGGCCTTGGTGCCAGACACACCGTCGTCAATGTGCAGGTTGTCCGGCAGCACGCCAGCATTCAACAGCGCTAGGCGCTGCATTTCGGGGTTCTGGTCGTTCGTGCTCACGCGCCCGTAGCCGATCAATCGGACATCCGGCGCGGGTGGGTCTGGTATGTGCTTCGCTCGCTTCATGAGCAGATTTATACACATTCGAGGCGCGGTGCGCAATCTTTTTTACAAGTGCCTTGTTGACAAAATACGGGAGCGGGACTATCTTCGTCAAATCAGACGCTGGAGTCGGTCATGGAACGCGAACGCTGCTACGCATGCGGCCTCATGATGAGCGAGAAAAGACCGCTCCGTCTCGTCAATGTTGCCCGCGAGGAGCAGAACGTCGAGGTTGGTCCGGAGTGTTTTAAGAAGGTGCAAGCTGGTGGTTCAGACGGCTGGCAACCACCGAAAGGCGGTCCGCGTCTGTACCCGGTTGAATTTGACCCGCGCCAAGTGCGCTGAGAAAGGCCCGTGCCGTGGACGAGGTTTACTTCGACACCGAAACGCAATGCGTCAGATTGGAGCCGGCCATGGCAGATCCGCACGAGTTGGCGCTGTACAATAAGATCGCGCACAAGCGGGTCGTTGCGAGCGACAACCTCGTGTACGTGGTAAGCGAGTATGATCCTCGGCGCGGCTATCTGATACGGAAGCTCGACGGATCAACCGAGCGCTGGATTTCGCCGCGCGCGATCGTCAACAAGACGGTTCGCGTTCTGCCTACAGATCAACAGCAGTAGAAAAGGCCGGTCATGCCGACATGGACACCACAACGACACGGCACCGGGGCCAATCTCCTGCTGAACGCAGGTCTGCGCGCAAGCGTTGACTACGAGGCTTCGGAGCGTCTGCCGTATGAAGCTCCACACTTCAACGTGACTGTCCTCGGCGTTCGCCTCAAAGGTCGAAGTGAGACGATGGACGAAGCAAAGGTGCGAGCCGAAAGCGCTCTGCGCGCCGCACTGACGACAGCACTTGAGCAACTTGGATAAAGGGCCGGGTCCGTGCGCGACGAACTGAGAGTTTACACGATCAGCGATAGACACTGGACCGGCATAAGCTGCTCGTGCTGCAACGGCGAGCGTGCAAAGCTGAAGGACAAGAAGATGGACGCAAAGACGCTAGCCGACATCAACAAGCTCGACGCTGTTGTGGGCATTGGTGAAAGTTTCGAGGAACCGGCCCGCGCGATGAGCATTGCCTCTGGATACGAGAACGCCAGCCGCCGCGAGCAGGATGCATATGACCGCGAACGCGCCCACCGTGACATGCACAAACGGGCCGTGGCGTTGGCCCGAGACCTTTACGATGACTACGGGTCTGAGGTCTCCCGCACTGAGTTCGACAAGGCTGGGGCCATGTACGGAACCGATCTGGATCATGCGTGGGACATCTATCTGGCGCTGGCTGACAAGGCTTGATCACTGCCGATTACCACGACATGACGGCATGCCATCCAACTCGAGCCAGGCCGATCATGATGGCGATGGTGGCGATCGTCATCAATGCGTGGCACGTCTTGACGCTCATTTGAGCGCCTTGAGAACAATTGTCAGCGTCTCCCCGATCTTGTCGGGGGAGTAGTTTAATCCCATGGCTCCCAGGATCGAGAGGCCGAGCAGGACGAGACGCTGTGCCCAGGTCAAGGCTTCGTCCACCTTCTCGGTTAGGGTCTCGATCTTCTCGCCGTGCTCGTCCAGCTTGGATTCGATCGAGTTGAGCTTGTGCAGCGTCTGGCCAGCCAGATAGTTGGATAGCTCGCTCATCCATGGCCGGCGCCCTTCGCGCGATCTGCCCCGTACTCACAGCCCCATTCCGGACGGGCCTTGTTGTTGCCTTCGATCTTCTCCGCGGTTCTGTCGGCCAACTGATCGGCCTTGGTTATGGTCTGGTGCTTCCATGAGCGGCACAGTTCATTTGCTGCAATCGGCGCAGGTTCGGGCGTCTTTGCGCAAGCGGTCAATAGCCCCAGGCTTGCGAGCGGAATCATGAGCTTGTTCAGACTTGGCGGCATTCTGCGCCCCTTGCTTTTGAGACGCATGCACCAACTCACTCTTTCCGCGTTGTTCAGCGGCTTTGATACGCTTCCAGTCCCAGGTTCCAATCATCGCGAGCATACCAAGAACCGCCGCGAATTTTAAGCCGTGCCCTGCAAATAATGCGAGGATCTGTGTCATCATGGCTTGCCCTCCTGCGCCGCTTTCACGCGCCTCGACACGACATAGACAGCCGCCCCGATACCAAGCCCCAATGTCATGCTCCTGACGTTCCCGCCCATGCCGGCAAGCGCTGATTGAACCGGGGATAGCTCCGTCAGCTTTGCCGCCCATTCGAGCAGCGCGGCCACGGTCTGGTCGACGTAGGCCAGAACGCCAGCGGATGCGCCGGCGACGGTGCCCCATAGGGTTCCAGATCGAGGCAGTTCCGCCTTGGGTGCGTCCACGGCTTGCGGCGACGGGATGTCATCGTCAGGCTTGAGGAACAGCGCTTTCTCGGCAGCTCGGCGCCGGATGAGGCCATTCATCACGATGCCCTGGGCCTTCGTCCAGTTCGCGAACTCGTTGGCTGCGCCGTCCACATCGCCTGCATTGATGCGCTTGAGTAGCGTCGAGGAATGCAGCTTGCCGCAGTTGTAGTTGAACGACACGAGCGCGTCGAATTGGTGCTGCGTGATCGGCACCTTTACGAGAGACGAGACGATCGCCTCATGCTTGGCCAATTCTCGGCGTAGAACATCCTCAGCCTGGGCGCGGGTCCACACCATGCCCATCTTGACGCCTTCAGTGCAGCCGAACCCGATAGTCGGAATGTCTAGGACGGGCTTGCCATTCTTGTACCCGAGCACGGTCTGGTAGGCTTCGCACGAACCGTCAGGCCGCGCCTTGTGGTAGCCTTCGAATTCGGTGATCAGGTCAAGCCCGGCTTTCGATATCGTCATGCATCACCCGGTCTGTATTGAGGAGACGCAGGACGAGATTGCGGGGCACCAAGGCCATACTCAGCCGCAGCAGCACCGCCAGCCATGCCGAGCAAGCCGTACTTGCGAAGGATCTCGATCAGGCTATACCCGCCATCAGCATCGGGAAATACGACGTGATTTCTCGACCCTTCACCAGCAACACGAGAGCCCTGGTCGAAGTAGCTGATTCCAGCCACTCCCTGATCCTTCAGCGCATAGCCCATATCTATAGCCCTGGCATTGGCCGCGGGAAGGTAATAGCTAACGGGCTGGCTATCTTCCCAAGTCCCCCAATCTGTCCGACGATCTTTTGAAGCGTAGCTTTCAATTGCCCGCTTAACTTTGTCCGACTGCTGGCTCAGAGGCGCGTCCCAATTCAGAAAATCTGATGGATCGGCTTTTATGTTTAGTTCGTAGGCGTGAGCCGAACCGTGCGAATTTTTGAATTGATTGTAGTATGCCCCGTCCTTACCGGAGACAGCCGGACTCTCTGCTGTATAAAATCCGTTGCCGAACGCCTGAAATCCTTCACCTGATCCCATCTTAGATGTATTCGGCTTGTCGAATTCGTATGGGCTGGCATGCCATGCACGAATGCCTGGCGTATCAGGAATCGCCCCCAGCGCAGCGCCAGTAGCAGCGCCAGGACGACCGCCGTTGGCGTAGAGCTGAGTGAACTTCTTAATGGCGTCGTTATTGGTGACAGCGATGTGATCAGAAGCAGCGCCGCCGGGGTCGTCGCCGACATTGCGGAACCGCACCGCATCAAATCCGTTTCGCTTTGCGTCGTCTATTTGACCCTTTTGCCATGTCGCCCAATCGAGTACGCCGCCGACATCGTCCCACGTTCGCGGGCGTGGTATATTTGCCGTTTCAGCAGCTAAAGACGCCTCATTCCATGGGTCTACGTCCTTTATGCGTCCGCCGATCTGTGACTCGTACAAGTGCAGCTTGTCCGGGTTCATCAGCTTCCATGATGCCCGCTCGTTCGGGTACAAATCAGGGGCAGCTCTATCCAATGCGAACGATTCCGCCGTCCTCTTGTTGGTTGAAAACCAAGGCGTCACGCCATCTTCAAACGTTGTGAACACGTTAGGGCTGCCGTGATAGGCTGTAAGTGTTGACTCCATCGGTGAAGTGTAGTTGCTTGGCATTGCGGGCCGCTGTTCCTCCGCCAACGCGGAGATCGTCCTAGGCTCTGCCGACGACTTAGCGGCCCGCAGCTCCCCACCAGAAGAACCAACGACGCCCCTAGGCTTAGGCGCTGCAAACCCTCCCAGCATGGCGGCACCTGCGACGTTGAACGCATCCTCTACGCCTTGGGTATCGCCTGGCGTGTAGCCGTTTTCGAGCAAGCGGTTGAAGCTCTGCACTGGCTCGGCAACGAAGCCGGGGAAGGCGAGCCCGGTGCGCCCGTTGTCGTAGGTCGCGAGCGGCAACAGCCCGTGCCGCTGAGCAACGTTGCCCTCTTCTGGCGTGGCGCGGTCGTACTGCGCGGCCATGAGGCCGCCGGCTATTCTGCGGCGCTGGTCTGGTGAAACGTAGTCGGCCATTTATGCGCTCTTTCGCATCAGGTCGTTGAGGGTAACGCTACCGAACGCGCCGACTGTGGACTTCAACTCGAATACTTCGGTCTTGAGAGTGCGGATCTCGTCGGCCATCTCAAGCAGGAGCGTCTGCACTTCGGCCGGTAGAGCTTCTCGAGTAACTTCCTTCGTATGCGTTCCAGGCTTCGCCTTCCGCCACTCGCGCGGGTTCACGTCTGCCATGTGATAGCCTCGTAAGCAGCCCTTGCGGTGGCCGCATCCGACGCATCACTGATTGCTTTCTTACCGAGTAGGCGGGTACGCTCGATCACGTTGGACAGATCCGCCCACGCTTCAGACTTGGAAATCACGAGCAGGGCGCAGCCCCACAGCGTCGGCGCTTCCAGCCCGACCGATGCCGCCAGAGTCGGGAATTGCGCGATGCGTTCGGCTTCGGTGAGTGCGTTTGCGGCATCTTCACCCATCGCGTGCACAGCGTTGGCCTGATCGCGCTTCTCGGCGTAGGTCATCGCCATGCCGGCACCGGGTGTCAGGTAACGCAATCGAACGCGCTCGGCGTCGTCGTCAACTCGGGACAGCCAGTAGCTTTTGGGGGTGAGGTAGGCCAGCACTTCGGCATCGTCCCACGGCTTCGTCTCCGCCGTGTGCTCGCCTTGGCTTACC